GAAAATGCGAATGAAACATTTAACGCATGGGGGGAGTTGCGGAGGCAAATCGACATCGAAAAAAAGGAGGGGAGGTTAAGCTAAACGCTGACACAACACTTTAAAAAGTCAACCTAAACACTGACGGATTTGTTCATCAATCTTGAACACCAATTTATTTTGAACATGGGGGCAATCGTCCCTATTTTTTTTTAGGTACATTTCTAACAGATGAACAAAACACAACTGGTTGAAAGTTACATCCGCAAATACTGCGATGAAAACAATCAATTAACCATTCCAAAACAAACCCTGAGCCGCCTTATTTACAACGAAAACCACGGGCTTTTTAGCGGAATTGATGCGGTGCGAAACATTGTAAGGTCATTAACCGGGTCAAACAAAACCAACACCAAAGCATTGCCGGGATTTTCGCAGCCATCCACAATCGAAGACGGCCTCCGAAAGTATAAGCTATTCACCAAGCTGCCCGAGCCAAAAGAAAAAATCCTTAAACCCGGATGCTGGCTGGTTATGTCGGATATTCACTTCCCTGAGCATGACCCGACCGCGATTGCCGCCTCCTTACAACTGGCAAAAAATGCAAATGTTGACGGCATTGTGCTGAACGGAGACATAATTGATATGTACGAGGTGAGCCGCTTTATTAAGGAAGTCGGCAGGCCGTCAATCAAAACCGAACTTGAAATGACACGAAGTTTTTTTCAGTTACTCAGGGATGAGTTTGGCGACATTCCTATCGTTTACAAATTTGGCAATCACGAAGAACGGATGCGGAATTACCTGCTCACAAACGCCCGTGCCATTGCAGAACTTGACGGGATAGGACTTGAAGACCAGTTACAGTTAAAAAAATTCGGCATTGATGTGGTGTATCGGGAACGGATAAGAGCCGGGAAATTAGATATATTGCACGGCCATGAATTGCAAAAGGGGATTTCTGCCCCGGTTAACCCAGCAAGAGGGGCGTTTTTAAGGGCGAAATCTTCACTCTTAATAGGACACCACCACCAAACTTCTACACACCACGAAAACAACCTTAAACGCGACCAGATTGTTTGCTATTCGATTGGCTGCCATTGTACTTTGACACCGGAATATAACCCGTTCGGATATACCCGGCAAAATCACGGGGGCGCAATCGTGGAAATTCTCAAAGGTGGTAATTTCAAGGTCAATAACTATCGCATAATTGACGGCAAATGCTATTAAGACCTCTCATAATTGATGTACTCGCAGCAGACGAAGAAGGTGAAGAACTCGAAGATTTGGGGCTGCAACCTAATTTATGGGATGCGCCCACATTTCAGATAGCCATTTGGAATGTGGAGTATGTTATGGAAGATATCCGCAGCACGAAATCAACTCCGTTAACAATGATTTGCACGGGCAGCGAAGAATGGCTAACTTTGATGACCACAAAACAAGTGAACGAAAAAATCATGCAGTGCATGAAATTATATTAAATGCCCGGTTAGTGTAAATTGGCAACATTCCTCCACCGGTTAAATAGTTAGTAGACTGCCTGGCTCGGTGCGAAACACTTAAAGGGGGGAGCTGTGAGTTCGAACCTCACACCGGGAGCTAAACTTCAAACAGCGTATAATCTATGCGCTGCCCGTTTGTGAATAATTTGCAAACTTCAAACCACATTGCATCATTAACCACATGACACCCGGCAGACCAGCCGTTAATTTTGGCAGCAACGCCACCGCGATGCAGGTTAATACCAAACAATCCAAATTGCTTTATGTGGCTATCAATTAAGCGGTTTTTATTGCCGTCCCGGTAGATTGTAATGGGCAGCACCTGCATAAAGTAAGGGGCGTTGAGCCAAAGAAAACGCCAATTTGAGGCGGTTACGAATTGATGCGCCCCGATTATTTGCTGCTCACAAGCTATGGCAGTCCCGGTTATACCACCAACGGTCAACGGATTGAACACATAGTAATCCCCAGCAGTTGTTGAGCAAGGCAAAGCCATAACTGGCAGCCCTGATTTGTAAACTGCAACGAAATCGTCAAAGGTATTTGTGAGGTTCTTGTCGGTTCTTATCCACACCAACCCGTCTTTCGGCATTAACCATTTGCGTTTTTCGATGTTAGCCTTTACATATTGGTGCAGTGCGGTCAATGTGCGCTGCCCAACGATGCCGTCAACAACTAATTGCGCCCCGTTGGCGTTCAAAATCTCTTGTAACTTTCTCATTTTGCGATAACTCCTATTAACACCCCAGCCAAAAATGACCAGTTGCGCTGTCTTTTAACTCTATTGTTAACCTTTTTTATGGCTGCATTTTCATTCACTAAGGCGTTTAAAGCCGTTTGTGTACGATTTATCACGCTATCCTTCGCACTTATCGCCACTTTTTGCGACAATATAACCTTCTCTTGCTTTTCGATTATATCGCAGTCCAATTCAACAATCCTGAAAAGGCTGTCATTCTCTTCCAGCAGGTAAGTTATTTTGGCAGTGTCTTCGAGAGTACCCCAAAAAGTATCATTTAAACGCCTTTCACGCCACTTCGTAACCTCGACTATACTCACACTCCTTTTTTGTTTTAAAGTGTCTGTAATGCGCTGTAATGAGTCCGCAAGTTTTAACGCCCTGCCAGCGACCTGCGCAAAGCTGTCGATTTTTTTATCAGCCAAAACACCTTGCCCGTACAATTCAACCTTTGTGAAGATACGGCTCACTGCCCAAGTGAGTATAAGTAGCCCAGCAACTATTACAAAAAGTCTCATTCTTCTGCAAAAAAATTGGTTATGAATTTACCTGCTGCACCACATATACCCGAAATCAGCATCAGTTTAGGATTGTCGATATTTAACCCGGCAATGAATAACGACATAGCCGCAATGCTGTCGCCCAGCACCCGAAACCTTTTGGGAGTAGGCTCAAAATAGTTTTTCAGTTTCATCTTCCCTGCCCTCTGTATTTTTTTGTTCTGCAATGCTTGTTTTCAGACTTCGTGTGCCGCCCTAACTTGCGCTTAGGTTTAGGCTGCCACTTTACTATCTCTTTACTTTTTGCCATTTTTCAAAAACTTGTAAATGCCTATGCAACTTACCACAAGAGCAGCCGTAAAACTAAGGAACTGAACTATGGGCAGTAATTTAGCCGCAACCCCGGCCAGCCACAAAAGCCAACTGCCTATGATGCTGTTGTCCAAATTATCCTTCATCACTTATTGGGGGTTGTGGCTTTTGCCTATATTCTATTCGTTGCATACCTGCCCAAATTTGAGGGTAGTCTTTTTTCAAATACTGAAATTCAGCCATGCAGTATTCCTCATCGCTTACTATCCAGTTGCCTTCCGCATCTTGCACGGGGTTTAAATGGCTGCCCTCAGTGCCTTGCAGTTGCCTTACATCGTCAATATTTACCCCTTCCGGGAATTTCCATACTAAAATCATACCTGCCTCCCTAATGTAGTCTGAAACGCTTGAACTGCGGTGTAAAGATTAGCGGCTTGTGTATCTGTCAATCCTTCGCCTATTGAGGCAAAAGCAAATTCTCTTTGAGTATAATATTGAACAGAATTGTTTTCATTGTACGCACCTAAATATATAGCTCTTGAAGTCAATGTCAAGTTTGTTAAACTTTTTGTAGCTTGTTGAACTCCATTTTTGTAAATTTTCCCAGTTGTTGAATCAGCTTTGCCTAAATAAAAGCCTTGTCCATCACTATTTGAAAATAAAACTCGGTTTAAATTACCGTCCCCAGTGTCATAAGCCGATGTGTTTGCAGACCTTCTCGCCCACAATGTCATGTTTCCAGTCCCGGAATTATCATCCCCAGCCCCCATATCGTAAAATGAAGTTACACCACCAGCAGCAGATGTCCTTGAATACAATGCAATATGGTTATTATTATAGCTTAGTGTATTTGAATTTGGCACAAATTTACTATCTGCATAACCAGTTGTGCCATTAAACAAAGCCCCTGTACTGCTGTGCGTAATTCCACCCAAGAAAACTAATCTAAAAGCACCGTCAGTGTCCTGCGCATCTTTTAAATTCCATTTGTGAGTTGATGCAGTGCCACCAACAAAAGGGTAAATGGCTTTACATTTTGTCCATACAGAATAAAATTTTAAGTCAATGACAAGCTGCTGAATGGCTGCTGTGATTGTTGCATCGGTTATTCCTGCCGCATTTAAAAAAGCCGTTGCATCCGCATCGGTTGCACCCACGCCCTCTGTATATGACCGAACCAAACCCGGTCGAGTTCGTAAACCGAACCTATTATTAGCCATTATGAAATTCGGTTAACATAGCCAACAAGGTTTATATTGTTGGCACTCGCACCAAATGCCCTTATTGTACGCCCACTTGAACCATCGCCAGTTAATACACATCCTGCTAAAATTAGGCTTAATCCTGATTTAGAAGGTATTGCGACAATAATTTGGTCATCAGGCGAAGTTGTGCCCCCTAATTCAATAGTAAGGTTTACCGATGCCGCACTTGTATTTGTGGCATATAACCATACTTCATCAATAACTCCGCTGCTTGCCTGTGTAGTGTGAATAGTTGTGCCGGGTGTTCCCGATGCAGCCACTTTAATAGGGCGACCGCCCGTGCTGCCTGATAGTAATATTTTTGTGAATGTTGCCATTATGAGAATACTTGAATTTCTAATATGTCAGCCCCTGCGCTTATGGTTAAATCACCACCGCCTAAGACGCTGTTGCCGTTAATTGTCTTAATGTTTGTTCCTGAAACCAGCGTGTCTTGTTTCGCGTCCACAGCCGTTTTAACAGCCTTTTGCGAGGGATAGAATGTATCGCTGTTGTCGGCTAACGATGTCTTCTTATTTGCCACATTTTCGGGCGTATAACCCAAAGCCGTGATGACATTCGTAATATAGCCCTGCGAGGTTACAAATGCCTGAGTTGCATATCCGGTTAATGCCGTTGTGATTTGACTTGCCACCGCTGCGGTTGTGGTAAATGTCGCCACTGCCCAATCATAAACCGCTTTAACGCTTGGATATTTTGTGTTGCTTGCTTGGTCAGTTGTAACGCTTGTGGATTTATTTGCCACATTCTCGGGGGTGAACCCGAGTGCGGTCGTTACATCGCCACTGCTAATCGTAAGGGTGTAGAACTCCAAGCCACTTGCATCGGCCTTAACCCTTACAAGTTTACCACCTTGCCCGGTGTAACTTTGCGGCACATCGGTGAGGTCAGTGAACAATGTCGCACCGCCACCGCTACCGCCCCAATATTGCAGACTATTCCACGCCCCTATTCCGTTACCGATTTTGAATTTTCTTGTATCGGTTTCAGCACCAAATTCACCTTCGGCTAAAACCGGGTTTTGTGCTGTCCATTGTGCGGCTGTTCCGCGTCTTAATTTTATGGTTATGTAACTCACGCTATACCTCCGTTAATTATGTTTGAAAAACTTGAATTATAGTACCCCCCGTCAATGACCTGCAACCCAGACAAATCCAATCCCGGGAAGTCATAATCATTGCTCGGCACATCGCAAAAATCACGGGTGTTTGAAGCCGTGAATGTGAACACACTTGCAACCCCTGCCACGATGTCGGTTTTGTCGTCATAAAAAGGTGTTGCGCTATCTTCTAACTTCCACATTCCCGAACTATCGTTGCGGTATATATACCTGAGTGTCGCATAAATGTCCAAAAGAACTTGGTGCATATCGCTTATTCGTTCAACCGCATCGGTGAAGTCTTCGCGGTGTCTATCCATAACCGCCAACGCAAAACGATATACAACCCTATCCCCGTCTATTTGGCTGCCGTCTGGGAATATCCGCATCAATGGGTACAATGTGTCGCCAGTTGTGGCCACATTGTAATCCAAGTTGGTAACGACCGCCTTAATTTGCCGGTGATTTTCCCCGGCTGTTGTAAGGGCGTTTAATAGCTGGTTTATCGTTACCATGTTTTTTGAAGTATATTAAGGCTTTTTGTTCGTTTTTTTCTCTTACTTTACTCATTTGGGAAAATCGTAATTAAGAAAGCAATCATCTTCGCCATATCCTAAGAAGAAACCGCCCAGCATATCCGCTGAATGTGGGTTAATTACATCGATGCCGTCGCCCGGATTGAGATACAAGGGGAATTTAGTGTCGTTTTCCAGCAGGTAATCGCGCAACCTTTGGGCGTAGTATTCTGCTTTGTGCTGGTATTCCCTCTCAATTCGTGTGAGTTGGTCTAAATCTACGCTGTTGCTGTTATCGCTGCCCCTTGTCATAACGCTTTTATTCATCATTTTAAAGGTCATTGGCAGCATTGACTCGGTTACAATGTAGTGGTATAGGCAAGGCGCAATGTATTTGTTTACCAATGTGAGGTAATCACCTGCCAAACCAGCCCCATTTATGTCATCACAAATCTTGTCATAAAGCCCTGAGCCAATTATATCCCTGATGTAGATGTCCTGCGCCGTCCGCATAGCGGTTTGCAGAATTTTGCTGTCCACATTTTCATCTATCGGGGTGTTCTTCTTAACATCCTGCTCACTTACAAAAAAAGCAAAATTAGCCATTGTTGCGCCTCCTTACATATACCTGCTTCCATTCGTGCCTACAATGCGGCAAGTGTATTGCTGGTTCGCTATCGGGTACGGTATACCAACCGCCCCTGCGCCTCCATACATCGTAACCCAAAATCGCAGTCATTTGGTCAATATCCTGCCGGGTGTATAACCTATTCATTTTTTGCATCTCAATACAAAAGGGGCGTGATTGTGTTTTAAGTGGTAAAGCCTCGGGGCTTTTTTCGTACTTGTATCTCAACTCAATTCTGGGTGTGCCTCCGCTGTCGCTTATGTCATTTATACCGATGTCAGTAATTTTTATCGCGGTGTTTGTCCATTCGATTTTACCAGCGTCTTGCAGAACACGAAGTATTTTGATAACCTCATCTTCGGCAATCCGTGAGGCGGTCGATATCTCTTTTACACTTGCCTTTGGGTTGTCATTAACTGCGCCCATAATTGCAAGTTCCTTTTCTGAAAGTTCAGCAAAGTTGAATTTAATCGGTTCGAAATCACTTTCCGGCTGTCCAAATTGAGCAAATACTTTTAAGTCGTCATCATTCCACTTTTCAAATTCGCAAACCTCTTTAAATTGCGCCTGAACTTGTACGGGCTGAAATCCTAACGCTTCTCTTGCTTCTTCACGGCTTACCAAACCAACCTGATACAAAGCCACATAATCAACCCCCAAATATTCGCTGTCCTGAGTGCTGATTTGTACGCCCGGATAAACAAAGTCGCAAACATATTCAAGCGAAGCGTCAAGTCTTGCTTGTCGGCTGTTTACATACGATTTATGAAATAACTCATACGCTTCAATCAATTCGTTTCTCGCGCCAAGTTGCCCGTCTGATTTCTGCCCCATTAAGATAGGGGGGAAGTTGTGAGCCGTAAATATCTCGCTGTTTACCGTCTCATTAAGTTGCAAAAATTGTTTATCAATGTCGCTTGGCTGTATGTGGTTAACCTCGGCAGGTCGTTCGTTGCCGTCATTGAACTGAATGATTAATCCCCCAGCATTGTCCGTTCCGGTGGTTCTATCCTTAAACTTGCGTTCAAACTTCCGCGCTTGTTCCGGTGTCGGTTCGCCTTTGAACAACTGAACCAGCGTTCCGTTTGAAAACCCATTGCGAATGTTATTATTGTGAAAGTTGGCTATCTCAACATCAATTTCGATATATTGCAACCCGTGAATGTAAGGTGGTAACGGGTAAACTCCCAGCCCTGCATCATATTCCCGGTAATAATAAAGCTGAACGCTGAACGGCTCTGCTGTGTCCGGGTTAAATCGGTCATAAGTCCTTACTTCATCTGCCTTGTATTTCTGCCAGTCTTGCAGATAAAGGTAAGTCCGGTGGTCATTTGTGCGGATTTTGCTGAAATCTACATGGTAAAATTTAGCAATCTGCCCCAACTTGTTGTAATGCACCTCAAAGCAATACCCATTGAAAATTTCGTAATCGAGTGCCAACTTTGCTTTGAAGTCATGCAGCCCTTCGTATGGGTTCACAAAGTCAATCAACTTCAAAGCGGCCTGATTGCCTTCGATTACACACTCGCTGCCGGCTGTAAACCTTGCCTTTTGCTTTACGATAGCCCCGTGCTTTGGGCTGCGCTTGTAAAATTCGAGTAGCGTATCTGGGAAGTCGTTCTTTTCCCCGTATGTTACAAAGCCTTTTTGTTTCTGCTCTTTAAATTTTGGCAGCTTAGACTCCGCAAATGTTATCTTTAATAGTTCAAAACTCATCCGATGTGGTGCTGTTTTATAGTTGTGTTGACCTCGTGGTCATTGAAATTCGTGTGTGATGTGCTTACTTCGGCAATGCCCCGGTCAATTTCTTCGTTTGCCAAGTCAGGGTCTAAATTGCTGGGGCTGGTTTGTGCGAACAACCTCCAATAATGTGTTCCAATCGGCAGGGTTTTAGCCGCTGTGCTGCCCTCGGTAAATGTGAACTCTTGAAACCTTGCCGGGTGTGTGCTGCTGTCGGCTACGATAAAAGCCTTTTGGTCATAGCTTACCTGCGAGTCAAAAACCAACAAATAAACGGGCGAGGTAATTGTAACCTTTTCCCGGCCTGTGATTATGACTGAATTGCTTTGACCTTTGGTTATGTAGAGCATCAACCCTAAATGTACCCATTTTCAAAGTGTGCAAAAAAAAGGGGCGACCGAAGCCACCCCCTTGCAAATACTATGAACAAATACTTATGAAAGACCCAGCGAAGTTACAACAGCCGACTGAACTTTCAAAGGCAGGTCGGTTTCTTTGTGCAAGAAATTCAACACATGACCTTTGAAGTCGCCAAACGCCTGACCGAAGTTGCTTTCTGATTGCTGCAACTGAACGCCATAATCAGCACCCAGCAGCCAGTAGTTACCTTCTGCATCAAGTACAATTAACAGCATTCTATTTTGAGCCAGCAATTTGATTTCGTTCCGCTGTGCGGTGGTTACTTTGTGCAACCTTGCATTCACTTCGGCTTCGTAGAACACCGTGCCGTTTTCAGTTGACGGGATTGTGCGCCAAGTCATTGCGGTAGTTTCTTTTTCAAGTTCGTACTTGAAATAAACTTTGGGGCTGTTCAGGGTGTGGGCAGAAACCTCACCTGATGATTTTGTCAAAGTGGCTTTTGCGCCAAATTCAACAAGGTAAATTGATTTTATTCCGGCCGACTGCGTTTTGCAGTCTAAGGTAAATCCGGTAGTTAAGATACACATTTCTTTTTTTAAATTAAAAGGGGGTAGGGTTTTCCCCACCCCCCGGGTTTAAATTTCTATTTCGTTAATTATGGAAGTTTGAAATAAACAACTTCTTCAGGGTAAGCAATCTGCGTACCATACTTCATTGAAGCGCGGAAGCGAACTTCGTCGTTATCCTGAGAATACCACATTTTCCAATCTTCTTCTTCGTTCATCATGTCAGTACCGATAAAGAAGTTTGACCAGCGACCTGCAACGATTTTGTTAGTTCCGTTCATACCATGCAGACCATAGATTTTGATGCCGCTGATAGGGTCAACAATTTCCATTGCAGTTGCTTCAACAGCGTCGTAGTGGAACAAGTTGGCAGATACTAACCAAGCGCGGTAAGTGCGGTAGGTATCAGTTCCCATTGCGATAAATACATCTTCTTTACCAAGTACGCCAGCAGGGATAAGGCTGTAAATCTTTGCAATGGCTTCATCAATGTTTGAAGAAGTAAGCGAAGTCAACTGAGTGTAACCACCGCCAGTTGTGGGGTTGCCCTCGATAGGGTCGCCAGCACCGCCAAATCCGAGGTCGCCAAGGATAGTCAGGAAGCCGTCAAAGAAACCGCTGTTGCCAGCACCGCCAGTTGCATCACCCTGCCAAATTGAAGTTTCAAGAGCCTCAGCTACTTTTGCAGCCTTTTCGTTTCCGATTTGCTCTTGGAATACGCCAAGGTCAACGGGTGCGCCAGCGGCCAAACCAATCTGAGTGTACTTTGTTTCAAGTGTTTTAGGACACAAAGTTTCTTCGATTTTGATTTTACCAACGGTCAGGGTTCTTTTGCTGATTGTGGTGCTGCCTGATGCAGTGTAACCGCATCCGTCAGTTTGAAAAAACACATCAGAATAAAGCAAAGGCAGAATTTCTGCTGACTTAATTCCGGGAACAACTTGTCCAGCACCCTGCAACAAAGATGCAGTTTTGCCGCTGAACATACTTTTAACGAGGAGGTCGGTTTTGACTTCTTTGGTGTAATCGGTCAAACCTGATACTACAAATGCCATTTTATTTTATTTTTTAAGGTTTTTGAATGAGGATGCGAATGCGCTAAGTGCGCTGTCTTTTTCTACTTTTTTGTGGCCGAATTGAGGTGCAGCAGGCTCAGGGGTTTGGTTTGCGAACTTTTCAAACACGCTGAAAGTTTCTTCAACCTTACCCAGCATTGCGATAAGGTTTTTTTCGATGCTGCTCAGGCGGTCTTCTACACTTGTGCGGTAGGCTTCGAACACTTCAAGGCTTGCAAATTGTGCGGCTGCCTCTTCTTCGACTTCCATTTCTTTGATTTCGATTTCGGTAATGATACCACCCTCGGTTGAAATCAACTGCCCGTCGGTAGTTTCGTGAGTTCCGTCAGGTGCAGGTACTTCGCCCTCTGGGCTGATTACCATAAGTGCGCCACCCACTGCGGGTGCATCGCCTTCGAATACTACGATTGTGCCGTCTACCAAAGTGGCTTCGCCAAATGCTTTGGGTTCTGCCGCTGGTTCTGCCTCAGCAGTAAAGCGCATTTTTAATTCTTCGGTTAATGCCGAAAAGCTGGTTTTCAATTCGGCCAGTTCTTTTGTGAAGTTCATTTTCTTTAAATATTATTGTTTGTAAATTGGTGCAAAATTTTACTTAGTTCAGAGGCCATTGCCCTGAGTTCGGCAGCAACTGAGCCCTCATATTCGACATTGAAAAGCCCTTCCACTGAAAAGCCCTTCCATTCCCCTGCCTTTACTTTTTCCCATACTTCGTTGTTGTCAACTAAATAAGTTACGAACATTGAGCCGTCCTCGGCATCTTCAAAACCTACCGGAGGATTTACGCCCCTTGCCCGGTCTATGAAGTACATCTCAATCATATACACTCCCTCATTAACGGGTGTGGCATGGTCGGTGTTGACTGCATTATACATGGCTTTGCGTGCCATTTTCTTTGCGATAGTCCAAATGGTGTCGGCATCGAATACCACATAATACTCACCCCTTGCATCGTCGAACCGATAAATGGGTTTGTTTGCCAGCATTGCCGCCCCCGTGATTATGCGCTTTTCTTCTGATTGAATGCTGAACTTTTGTTTGTCGATTTGCTTTAACTTACGCTGCGCCCACTCTATTCCTTCATTGCCACCCCAAGCCAGCCACATAAGCCTTCCGCATCCGTCGCCAAGTTCTTTGTCTGAGTTCTGTCTATGCCGTTCAAACGCTGCCATTCGTGCAATGGTGTCGCGGCTTATAGCTTCACCATTTGCCAGTTGGTTTGCTCTTATTTTACCTACCTCAGTGCCGCAATCGCCCCAGCCGTTTTCTTCTGCCCAACGCAAAGCAACCTTTGCATTTTCTTTGGCAGCTTCGGGGTAGTCATCATAGCTTTGAAATTGCTGCAATTCGTCTTTGTGGTATAGGTATTCACTATCTGCTGTATGTGTTGCGCCAGTCATTAACCTACCATCGGCATCTTTATGCGTTGGCCCTTCATACAATTTACCATCTTTGGTATAATGTGGCATACCTTCTGCAAATTTATCTTTGCTGCTCCATTTGGAATAACACACAGCAGCCGCTTGGTCTTGTTCCATTCCTTCGCCAATCATATACGGAATGCAACGCCCGATAAATTCATCTTCACTTTCCTTTGCGCCCGGCTCAACAAATTCCTGAAACAAGAGAAAATCTTTTTTTATAGCAGGTTTGTCAACAAGGCTCACGAACTCAACGCCCGTGTCATCATCCTCATTGACTACTATTTTGTACAATGGTAACTCCATGCCCTTAAATGTACCCATTACACAACCGATACATTTCGCACCCTGCGAACCCTTGTTTGGGTTTTGGTAATGTCGCCTTCCAAGACATAAACACGCCCCATTCCGGCAAATCCACCGGGCTGTTCCATATCAGGCAAAATACCCCCAGTTAAAGGTGTAGTGTTTGGTGCGGAAGGATTGTTACCACCGCCACCGCCTGTCGGGGCGTTTCGGCTTTCAAACTTGGTTTGCTCAATTTTGCGCACCCTTGCAACACCCGATGCAAGTGCCAATGCTGCTGCAATCGTTGCACGAATTGGTGCGTCCGGTGTTGGTATTGACATTTGCGAAGCATAGGCAGACTGCGCAGCCATAAGTGTCTCAACAATAGCCTGAGCAATCGAAGCCTTTTTCTTTATTTCAAACGCCTTTTTTTGCTGCTCTTCGGATTTACCTGCAAATGAGTCCGCAAGTTCAGCAATGGATGCAAAGCCCTGAGCCGTTAGTTGCAAACTTGCCTGTTCTGCTGCCCTTTTATCGGCTAAATCTTTGTCTCGAATTTCTTTTTTCTTTGCCGCAAGTGCTGCCTCCGCTGCTATTGCCTCAGCTGAATTTTCACCATTTATAGCGCGCATTGCCTCCAAATTGGTTTGCAGCCTTTCAAGTTCTAAGTTGTTGAACTCTT